AGCACGTGCTGTATGTATACCCCTGGGGAGGGAGGGTCGGTACCCCCTGGTCAGTCGACCACCTTGCCTACCAATTGTTATGCCCTGGCTGGCTACCAGGTGTACGTCTCATAGGAGATAGGAGCTAAGAAGAGAGATGGTTCGAAACTCGCAGCTATCCAGCAAGCGGAATTACGAAGAGCCGGTGCAGATGGCTTGAGGACACAAGCAGTCATCAAACTTAGAACCTTGACGAGAGCGGAGTGGATAATGGACGTTGAAAAACTCAACTTGCCTTCCAGATAGTCCAACTTTTCGGACAAATGCCATCGCTTGTTAAACGAGCCTAGCAACGTGTAGGGCCGCGGGAAATACAAGCGCAACCACTCGGTGAATCCGAAACTTTGACGCAAACGACGATAATCAGCGCGTGCAACCGCCACCTCGGGACAGGAGCCGAAGAGGGGGGCCTGTGCCTGCAAAGCAGACATTAGCTCTTCAACTCGAGAAGGAGGGTAAGCCTCTACAACCACATCACATTTTGGGATCACGATTTGGATCTTCTCTAGCACGGCTCGGCACCTAGATGTGCGAACTTCGGAGAGCCATTGTCGTCGCATAGCTCGAGCCACGTCCGGTACATTATCGGACGCGATTGTGAGAGCTAGTTCAGATGCAGCTATATCATCCGCCTCGGACTGTGGAATGTCAAGGTTATACCGTTCAGCGGCGTACGAGCGTAGAGTATCTGCTCGCCACTTGTTCTGATTATCTATCTTGAAGGACCGCTGGGTCGAGACGGACGGCACGGGCGGTTCGATAGACCAAGACTCGCCAACACGACACGGCTCTATCCCGAGACCACCGCGAGTTGTGGGTGTCCAACACACAGCATCCGGCAGAGAGTGATCTTGGCACCAGATACGTCTTAGCGTTTTCCACATAGCGTCCAGCACAGCCTCACGTCCCGGAGCACGTCGTTTCAGAGTCTTGATGGCCTCGTACAGAGCGCGCGGAATCATAGCTTCTGACCACGGTTGATTTGACCACGGCTTGCGTTGACACAGTCCGGGTAAAGCTCGGGCCGGATAGCCCCAACATCTAGTATCAAACCAGACCCGTAAAAACTCCATCGCTCCATCTTGAATGCTGAACTTGCCCACACCACCCTTGGCTCCGATGGCGTCGTACGCGAGATTCATCGCAGCTGCCGTTGCCCAGTTGGGCGCGAAAATCGCACTGTCATCGCCTCGAATGTACCTTTCGATCGCGTCGGTCGGAATTCCCCACTGTCCTAGAACTTCTAGAGCAAGTCCCGTCATGACCGTGTTCCAAGCATTACCGACTATG